ACTTCAAAGAATTGGAGGATGCTTACACTCGGTATACGGAATTAGTAAAACCCTCTGCTGAGTCCAAAGAAGCTTATGAACAGTTTGTTAAGGATGCCAAATCTGTTTTGGAGCAGTCGCAGAAAGTCAAAGCCGCTAAGACGTTAGTCGATGGTGCTCGTAGTAATGCGACCGAAGCTGGTCAACGACTTCCCGACATTGAAGCTGCAATGAAGGCTGCGAAAGAAGCTGCCGAGCAGACAAAACAGTCTACAGACGGGGCGAATCAAGGCGCACAAGTAACTAAGTCTGCACTAGGTGAAGTTGCGTCCTTAGATATGAGTGGATTAACTTCGCAAATCAGTAATGCAGCCATAGCAATGTGGGATTTAGCATCCGCGTCAATGTCGGTGCAAGCTCCATCTTACGGTGCTACAGCGCGATTCGGCGGAGAAATGCAACGGTACGCAGACGGCGGTTCCGTGGGCACGGATGTCATACCGGCATTACTTTCGCCCGGCGAGTTTGTAATGACATCGACGGCAACACGGAAGTTTGCTTCACAGTTGTCGGCAATGAATGCCGGCATTCAACCTATCTTCCGCAATGAAGGTGGCAGCGTCACCAATATCGGTGATGTTGCGATCAATATCGATGGCAGTAAGAGTCCTGAATTAACTGGCAGGGCTGTTCATTCTGCCTTGAAAAGATTTACGCGCCGCGGCGCATAAGCTCTTTGTCAAATTGGTAGGGTCGTTGCTGACCCATCATCTTAATAGTTTTGAAAAATTCAAAAGAGGAACATCAATGAACGACACTATTCAATTTCAACAACGAGCGAATTGTGAGTTGATTCGCCCGATTCCACAATCTGCTGACCAACTTCAGTGTCGCGGTCGCTTCCAAGTGGAGCACTGGCGGGATGGAAAACTGATTGGGACGCATAGCATCCGCAATGCTGTCACGAACGAGGGGAAAAATAAACTCTTGGACGTGATGTTTCACGGTGTGACAGCCATCGGTACTTGGTATGTGCTGCTGGTAGATGGAGCCGGAACGCCGACTTTGGCCGCAGGCGACACTTACGCACAGATCAACGGTACAAATGGCTGGGACGAGTTTACGACTTATACTGAGTCCACTCGTCAAGAATGGACTGAAGGGGCGGCAGCGTCGCAATCGATTACGAATGCCAGTCCACTTGTCTTTAATATAAGTGGCTCAGGCAGTGTTTATGGTCTTGGCGTTGTTGGCGGCGGTTCGACTCCGTCAACAAAGAATGATGCAGCCGGCGGTGGTTCGCTCTGGGCGGCTGCACAGTTTTCGAGTGGCACTGTTTCAGTGCTTAATGGAGACCAATTAAAGGTGACGTACACCGTCAACGCTTAACGTGTACTCCCTCGCCACGGCCGGATCAGGGAGGTAACTTCCTGGTTCGGCCGATTATTTTCTTATACTCAGCGTTTGTGGAGGTGTGTTATGTTACTCTGGATCGAAGGCTTCGAGACATTTGGCACCGCCGCCGCTCAATGGGCGCAGGTTGCGACAAAATACTACACAGACCCGACGTATTATTCAGGCGGCAGTTACTATAAGTTACGTGACGGCCGGTGGGGTGGATACTCATTGGAGTTGTGGGATAATAACATTTACATCACAACGCTTCCGCTTCCTACAACTGACCCGACAATGGTGGTTGGGTTCAATTTTTATAACACAGTTATTGTTGACGGGAACTACAACGGTCCCAGTGTTGCGTTTTGGGACGACACTGCAATGCGATTGGCCGTAATTTTAACTATCACAGGGGAATTATCTGTTTATCGTGGTTCAACATTATTAGGGACGACCACGGGTGCGGGTATATCTGCCGCTCAATGGCATCATATTGAAATTAAAGTTTATTGCCACGCGACTGCTGGGACAGTTACCATTCGTGTGGATGAGGTTGAAAAGTTAGCCTTAACGAGTCAAAATACTAGGAACAGCGGTGACGCGCGTTTTAATCGAGTGCGTTTTCGTGGCATTACGAATACCACTAATTCACGCTTTGATGACGTGTATATTCTGGACGCGACTAGCACAGTAAATAATAATTTTCTCGGCCGTAAGCGCGTGATAGCAATTTTTCCAAACGCAGCAGGAGATTTGACGCAGTGGACAGCTTCCACAGGAACTAATTGGGATTGTGTGGATGAGCAAAATCCTAGTACAACTGACTACGTGCAAGCGGATACGTCTGGTTTAACAGATTTATACAATTTTAGCGCGGTGTCGGGTATTACAGGTGGCGTGTGTGGTGTCCAGATCAATGTGCTTGCTATCTCGACTCAAGATGGAGCACCGTGGAATGTTTATCTGCCTGTTAAACCTCAAAGCGGCAGTGAGAATGATGGGTCAGCAATTCTTGTAGTATCTTCCACACATAAAATTAAATCTCGTTTACTAGAAACGAATCCAACAACAGGTGTTGCATGGACGACGGCCGATTTGGATAGTGCGCAATTTGGTCTCAAGTTGGTTTAAGGTGAGGTTGATTATGGCATTGCTTTGGATTGAAGGCTTTGAAGGTTTTGGAATAACCGTTGATTCGGCCCCGACACCGACGGGAGTCTATGCGCGTAAGTATACTGTGACAACAGAGAGTGGCTTTAGAGTTGTTACGGGCCGACATGCTGGTTATGCTTTAAAATTTGTGACTTCGACTTGTATTCTAGCGTCGGGTTCTTTAACGACCGATGCTACAATGGTTGTTGGCTTAGCCTATAAAACTGTCAATGGAACCAGTCACGGTCTTTTAGCATTTTACGATGGCGTGACGATGGGGATGAATCTTCGATGGGTTAGTGGTGGCAATCTTGCGGTTTATCGGGGTGGTACACAATTGGCAGTGACAGCCGGCCTTGGATTACAGGTTAATACTTGGTACTACTTGGAGTTTAAGGTAGTTTGCAACAGTACAACCGGTTCTTTTGAAGTTCGTGTTGACAGCGTTAATCAGTTATCGGCGACGGGTCAGAATACGAAGGCAGGTAGCCACGATTATCATACTGCTTTTTGGATTCAGAATGTGGCCGGCGAGAATCCAACGTATGACAATTTATATTGTTTGGACGGCAGTGGTTCGGTCAATGATTTTTTAGGGGTACAACATGTTGCGACGAGTTATCCTGATGGAGCAGGTGACTCAGCACAGTGGACACCGTCTGCGGGTGCAAATTATGCTACCATCGATGAAGAATCGGCTGACGATGATACAACCTACGTGGAAACAGACACGAGTGGATATTTGGATTTATACACCTACGGTGATTTGACTGGAACCGGCGATATCAATGGCGTCCAGATCAATACGCAGGTTCGACGGACGAATTCACTGGTGAGCAGAGATTTTTACCAATCTGCTAAGCGTGGAACAACAGAGAGCGATGGATCAGCGGTGACAGCGGCAGAAGATACGTTTACAACTAAAGTACGTATTATGGAAACTGACCCGACGGGGATAGCTTGGACGCCGACAAATTTTAATGGTACGCAATTTGGTGAAAAACTCGTGTAACAAGGTGCAGCGATGGACCCGATTCGCATTACACAGCAGTTAGTGTCGGCCTTGCAAGACCTCGTGACTAATCGCCGTGTGGCACAAGAGTCCGTGGAGATTGCAGGGGATGCACCGATAGGTGGTAATGCGCGCATATCGCAGCAGGCTATTGAAGTTTTAGCTGATCCTATCGGGATATTTACAGCCAATGTTACAGACTCGCTTTCATTGAGTCACCAGGCTAGACTGACGACAGTGATTGTGAATGGTGTGCATTCTTTGAGTGTTACACACCAAGCAACGCAGAATCTTGTTCGTGAGGCGTCAGCATCTAGCAATATCTCCTTGACAGACATTGCTGAAGGCGGAAGAATTCTTTCGGGCGATGTTACAGATACGTTGACTTTGGCACATGTGGCAACTGTTACGGCAGTCAAAGTCATAGTTGATACGCTTTCACTGTCTGATTTGGCTTCAGGCGAAATTATCAAGCTAGCCAATCATACGTTGGTTATCACCCATGAAGCGACGGTCTCGAATGTATTTGAGCGTTTAGCAGTAGATACTTTGACGCCGGTCGATGAGGCAATTACTGCTTACGCTAAACGACTCAATGCAATCAGCAGTCTAGAAATTGTTGATGTTGCGTCGGGTGAATGTATAAAACCTATTTCGCATACGTTAACGATATCGCATACGGCTCAATTAGAATTAGTTCGACGTAGCTCGGATACAATTTCATTAAATGATACAGCTAGTGTGGTGACAGTTTATGCCCGATCTGTTACAGAAGAGACTGTGTCTTTAGGGCATCAAGCGGCGTTTCTCGGTGAATTTGGCCGAGTTACGTCAGATACATTGACACTTAATGAATTGGTGGCCGGGGATCATTGTCGCGTTGTTACTAGTGTATTGACATTGGATGACATAGCAAGTGTCGATCTAGTACGATTAGCATCTGATACTTTAAGTCTATCTCAGACAGTCGAGTCAAATTGGATATTGACACGACGCCGGGCCGAGTTGTTAAACGTAACACATTCTGCGATTGCTACACTTGTTCACACGTATGTAGCAGATTCAACCATTGTGTTAACTCAGCAAGCTGTCGTTAGCGTTGCTAAAGTCGTGGCGGATACGCTAACATTGATGCAAGTTGCGACTGTGGATAACGTCCGACAAGCGTCTGATGAATTAACAATTACACAAGTAGCGAGTGCGTCCAATACTAGGTTGGCAGCCTACGATGATTTGATTGGTTTGAATCATGTAGCCATAGTGGGTTTTGTTAAACAAGTATCAGCCGCAAGCACCCTAAATATACGCGAGAAAGCACGCTCAGGAATTGAAATCGGGGTTGCATCAGATCAGCTACAAGAATTGCATTATAATTATGATCCAGTAACGGGTGAGTTGACACCTTATTACATTGGATTGCAAGACCGGGCGGATGTAGCTGTAATTCGGTACGCACCTTATCCAGCTATTGACATTGTATCACTGTCTGATAAATCTCTCGGTGTTTTGCTTCACGCGGACGCAAAGCCAGGTGATGGAAGTGATACATTAAATTTATCGCACACGGCTGTGGGTGAACAGTGGCCCTTTTTCCGGGGCGGTCAACAAGCAGCTAATAATTTGATTGTGACTCAAACTGCCGACGTATTGTTGGTGCGTTTGGCAAGCCATACGTTAGCTTTAACGCAATCGGCAGTGGTTGCAATTGTTCATGCGACTTTACCAATTGTCGATACCCTACAATTTAGACATTCAGTTGGCTTCGTTCTGATTTCAGCAGATGCTACTCATCAATATCATCCGTTTATCGGTGAAGGCGATGGATTAACACCTTCTGCAAATTGTCCGACGCCGGTGGCGGGTATCGGTGCATGTAGGTTATGTTATCCTGTCAGCCATCCGACTGAGTCTATAATTTTACGTAGCCCAGAGTTCAGCAACAGAGATCGGTTGCAGATGAATCGTATTAGCCGCGAGACGCGAGGCGGCACATTGATTGTGTTTGCGGATGCAATCTGGCCGAAGATTCAGACTTTGGCTCTAACATTCAGTGGTTTAACACGCACGCAAGCACAAGAGTATTTGCTTTTTGTGAAGGAACATCTTGGCCTTGAAGTTGGTTTTGTAGATTGGGAGGGATTCTATTGGAAAGGAGTAATTATGAATCCGTCGGAGCCGGCAGTCCAGGACAGTAAATCTATTTTCACTGTCAGTTTTGAGTTTGAATGTGAAACTGCAACTTGGGAGCCGTAGCTGGAGGAATAAGCATGTTTATCTTCGAGGCACCTTATCCATTGATTCAGACAACTTCGTTGTTGCCAAACCCACAGTTCAGTGATCAAGAAATGTTGTTAGACACTGTGACACGGAAGTTGGCAATGGACGGAACACGGTATACTTACGTGAAACGACGCAATGGTCGGCGTAAGTTGAAATGGTCTTTTCGTCTTACACGCAATAAAGCATTAGAGATGCGGGAATATCTTCGTGTATATTTTGCGTCAAAAATTCGCGTGACTGACCATAATGCACGGGTGTGGCTTGGTTATTTTGTGAATAATCCTTTTGAGTTTGAAACGGCTGATCGTGCGGCACCGGCGATTGAACCGTTGCCGCGTGGTGAGACAGTTAATATCGAAATCGAGTTTGAGGGGGTTGAGCAGTAATGCGCAATATATCTTCCGCTGGCTTGGCGAAACTGGCAACACGAAACGGTATCGAACCCATCACCATCGTTGAGGTGGATTGGGTCAATGGGCATACGCGCACTTACGCCGATCGCGCTCTCACTACTGCCCTTAGTGAGATTCCCGGTAAAATTATCGAAGTCGGTGACATGGATAATGTTATCAATGTGTCTGATAACAATTCATCCCAATCCTTGAATGTAACGCTTGACGATACAGACGGCACTATCAAGGCGGTTTTTGACAATCAGGATATTCATAAACGCAGTGCGCGCGTCTATCAGTATTTCGAGGGTCTTGACCTTGCAGACAAGTTTTTACTGTTCGCAGGCAAGGTAAGTTCACCGATTACATGGAATGAGCGTGACCGTACTGTCAAGTTTACGATTATTTCGCAATTGGAAGACCGGGAAATTGGCTTCAGTGCTGAAGAGGGGCAATTTCCTTATTTACCGGCGGATTTAGTTGGTAAGCCGTGGCCGATGATTTTTGGCACAGTTCAAGATTCACCTGCCTTACAAGTCAATCATGCGGTGCAAGGCACCACGTTGACGGGCGTCGGGATAATTGCCGGGCAAGAATACTACTCTGATTTTCCAATCTATAACAACGGATCAGACCAAGATAGCAATCTTGGCGCAGGGCTGGCAAATATCTCAGCCCAGATTAGTGTCTTATGGTGTGCGCACGCTTGTGCCAGTCAGATAGGTGACACTGGCAAAACGCGCGGATACATGGATCAGATAAATGAGTTAGAGGCTCAGCGCTCAAATATGGTGAATCAAGCCTCATCAAGTCAAGCTTGTGTACAGTGGCAAAGGGCGAAACAATTGGCCGACGCAAACGCCAAGGGGCTTGGATCAAATCCGATTAAAGTTATTGGCGGTGAAGATTTTCCACAGGATACGCCGATTATCATCGATATTAACGGTGCTTGGTTCTGGGGGCATTTTCATGGGCAAGATTTTTATGTCACAAGTAGGTATAGTGAAGACTTAGCTGAGCAAGCTGCGAATGCAAATAATGAACAGACCGACGATTGCCCGTATAATTCTGGCGGCGGCGGTGGAAGTATACAAGAGTATGACTATAAGATTGACGCATCTTGTAACTGTTCAGGCGTGGAAATGGACACGTGTTGGTGCCGGCAGCACGGCTGGATTATTACCACGGGTAGTGGTAGCACAAACAAGAAATCTGATAATCCAATTTTGCAGCAATTCTGGGCTGATGCTGGCGCTACTGTCAGGATGCACAGCGACGAACCTATTACCTACATAGTTTCAATTGTGCCGGGTACGGTTTTGGCCGTCAAAGCGTATAAACAGTTTGACGGTGAGCGCCGATTGATTGCCGTGCCTAATAATCTGTACCGTGTGGAGACTAGAGTTTACGGGTCAATCACGGCGGTTCAAATTGTATTTAACAAACCGTTAAGCACAGTCACGGATCAAGGGTGGAGTGACGATATCTACGTCACTTTCCAATCAAGTGTAGGCCCGGATACTGTCAACATTCTCAAGTATCTAATTACTAATTACACAGACTTGACATGGGATAACACCAGTTTCGACCATGTTCAAACAAAGTTGACACCGTTCCCGGCAAATTTTCCAATCTTAGAGCGAAAGAATACGCTGCAAGTTCTGCAAGAGATTGCATTCCAGGCCCGATGTGCTATTTGGCTTGACAACGGCGTGTTTTCTATGAAGTATTTGCCTGAAGAGCCAACAGCCGATTCGACAATTACCGTGAGCGACTTGGACGCCGATGCTGGCGTGGAAGTCGAATTGACAAGCACGGAAGACCTTGTAACCAAGATGAAAGTCTCTTGGCGGGTAAGTTGGGCACCCGGGGCGACAGACCGGGATAAAGACAAGTCTGAAAAGACGATGATTTTGCGGCACAATATCACGCGGTACGGGACTCAAGAAGAGGAGTTTGATTGGTACATCTATAATCAGCCGGATGTAATCTACAAAGCGGCAACCTTTTGGCTGATTCGGAAATCGAATACATGGAAACGAATCAAGTTTAAGACTTTCCTGCAAAAGTTAAACTTGGAGACGTTTGACACGGTAACATTGAATGTTTCCAGTTACGTTGCTAACAGCGATATAAAAGCGATTGTTGAACAAGCAAATTATAATTCGGCAGATAACACGGTCGATTTTCAATGCTTGGTTCCAGTCCGTGCCGGCGAGATGACACAATATGTGTATTTCTGGCCGAGTGCTTTGCCACAATCCGTGGCATGGCCGCCCGCAAACGCTGTTGCCAGTAACGACGCCGGCGGCGGTGGAATCGGAATGGGCGCTACCGGTGATTTACCGATTGGTGACACGTCTGAAATAGATGGGAGTGATGTTGTATGGGTCGGCGGTCCGAATGTTGTTTTCAGGGCGCGAAGCGATTGGGGAGACCGGCGGCCGACGGATGTTGGATTCTCTGCCCAGCAAACTATCAATCCAGCTAACTACGCGGAATTGGACGCAAAGCCTAAACCATATCTCAATCTGCGAACCTATACGGCAGAGCCATCAAAGCCATATATTCCTGCGCCATTGGCAGGGGCTTTCACTATAGATATTGCTAAAACAATTGTTGTTGACTCGGATGAAGACAATAATGTACACACACATTTTAAATCTTTTTTCTCACGAATCAATGACAATGGTCGTTTGGTGATGCGGGATGATGCCCGTATTGGTGATGTTGATAAAACGAAGGAAGGTAGTGCGGAGGATTTAATCTATGTAACGTCTGCTGGCGTGGTATGCCTCCAAGAAAATACTTATATTGCCAGCCAAGAACATGATACCAGCCAAGCTTGTTTATCTGATGCGTTAGTTATTGGTGATGCAACAGGCTACTTGTGCTTGGATGCTGACACGTTTATTGCCAATGGCGATGGAGAGGAAAATAAATTTGACTTTAAATGGGCGGCTGATTACAGCGTCTACGCTGCAGGGACCGCATTCTTACGAGATTAAAAGGGAGGTGTCAAAGAATATATGGCGAAGAATTGGATTCAGGGTGCTATTAAACATCCTGGCAAGTTAACACAACGGGCCAAAGCGGCTGGCATGACTTTAAGCCAGTTTATGGCGATGCCGCACAAGAATCCCGAGATTAAACGGGAGATTAACCTTGCTCAGACACTTATGTCCATGAATCATAAACGTGGACGCAGTAAGTAAATATCAATAAGTACGACAGTGTAAAACAAAATGCCCAGGCGGATAACCGCCCGGGCATTTTCATTAACTTCATTTATAAAGGAACATCTAATGGAATCCGCTTTTGCTTGGTTAAATCAACTTATTGAAGCGTTTTACAAGTTGTTTCCTCGCGTTCTCATTATACGAGCTACACATGGTGGGGTGAAATGGGTGCGTGGTAACAAGATTAAATTACTACCACCTGGTTGGCATTTATACTGGCCTTTAACAACTGAAGTCGAATTAGTTGTCACGGCGCGACAGACACTCGCTATTCCTGATCAGGTCATGGCGACAAAAGATGGCAAGACGGTCGTTGTTAAGACATTGGTAGTTTATCGTATCCCTGACCCATTGAAAGCTATAGGCAAAGTAAATTGGGATGTGGATACGACTATCAATGACATGACGCAGGCTGCCGTGGCGAAAGTGATTGCTACGCATGTCTACGATGAGGTTATGGCGGGGATTCGAGACGAGACGTTAACGAAGACGTTAACAAGAGAAGTTCGTCGTGAGTTACGGCAATTCGGTGTACATATCACACGTTGTAAATTAGTAGATTTTGCAGTGTGTAAGGTTTACAAATTACTCACGACGCAGGCAGACCGTCAAGGTTTATCAACGCATCAATTTTATCAGTAATGATCGGCATTGATCCGATGGCACATCCAATGACACATAAGCTACATTTTTCACGGGTAATTGGTTTGTTAGCTGGGATACCTGTCAATGGATTTGAGCAGAGACCTTCGATTTTCAATTGACCGTCATCGAGCATCTGTACACGAAATATGCGATAAATACATGATGGCCAGATTGGTCGCAATATCCAAGGGACGCTCTCGTCTCTCAAGTATCCTTCGGGTACTTGAGGAGCGGGAGCGTCTTTTTCATATTCTATCCGACCGTCTGAATGAATCGTTGGGCGGTAAAGACGAATAATTTCATTCGGCTGGGTATGGTCAACAATATGTTGCATAGTTGCGTATTGTGCAGTGGGTGGCCCACCAGCGTACACGATAAAGAACACACCTTCAAGAGTCTTGTCGTCAGGACAATTATCACACCCCATGTTTAAGTCTCCCAAGGTTTTCGTGCGAGGCAACTGTGGCAAGTGTCATGGCTGACACGGTCGGCAAAAGACGGTAATTGAGGGTTGTTACACCGCATGATGATGTTGATACAACCGCATTTGGCGATACGATAACCTGTTTGAAACCGGAGTTGACACGGTAACCATAGAGGTACAAAGCGGTAAAGATTGTTAGGGTCACGAAGGTAGCCGTTAATGTCGTTGGGCGGGTCGTCATCTTCCTCTTGTTTGTAGACAATCGCGCCGTTTTCTTCAAAGCGCAGCACGCGGTCACGCAGGGGTTTATGTGGGGGTAGCGTAGCTTCAATGCCCGCAAGCGACCAATGTCCAGATGGCAATTCTTTTTCAGGCATATTTAATTCCTAGTACATTCGCAGCAATGTGCGATAAGCTTCGGCACCCGCTAGACAATCGGCTAAAGCGTCATGTGGATTTGAATTGATGACGCCTAATTTATTGCAAAGGGGTCCGAGACCGACACGCTCGAAGAGAGCGTTTTCACCCCGGGCAACGGCTCGGTCATTTAGTGTAATTGCGCAGAGCATCGAATCACGTGCGTGTGAGTGGAATACTTGATCCACCATTGCGACCCCAAGCCAAGCTTTCAACATTGACGACTCGAAAGCCCAGTTGTGGGCGAGCGGGACAAGACAGCGTTTGAAAGGTAGGTGTAAGTTTTCAAACCATTCAACGAGCCAATCTTTTACCTTGTCTTGTGTTGGAGCGTGTAGCATCAACTCGGCCATAGGAATCTTGTGTTTTTGCCGTGCTTGTTCAGATTCACGCTCTGGATGCTCTGGTCGAATGTGTGTGTAGAATGGACGCACACCTTCGTGTGGCTTAAAGTCGGAGTCTAATGGGACCACGGCAATCTGAATAATTTCGTGATACCCTGGTTGGACGCCGGTTGTTTCAAGGTCGATGGCGGCAAGGAGATTGCCGCGCATTGTAGCGAGACTGGAATACGTTTTGACACTGGACATGGGAAGATGGTAGTCGGAGTAGTGATGAAGGGCGGCCTCCGTGTGGAGACCGCCCGTGAAGTCAAAGGATTAAGCAGCTTTGCGGATTTTCCGTTTGGCGTTTTTTGTGGGTTTGCGAGATAGCTTACGGGCCATCTTCTTCTTGCTTCTGGGGACTGGCTCGTAGTTCGGCATGTCGTTTAACTCTGCCAGCAATACGCCTCGTTCAATCATCTCTTCGTAATGGATCAGAGCCATCGCATTGAACATGATAGCAGCCAGATGGTCTTCATCTTTTTTGCCTTGCTGGTATTTCATCAGGTGGCGTTTGAGAGACGCCACGCACCGTGAGAAGGGCATTCCTTTCTCCCAGTTGCGTTCAGCGTATTTTCTAGCACCTAAGAGCAGCCAATGACCTTGACGTTCCTCGGCGAACGGTGAAATTAAATCAGGGCGAGGTTTATCGTCAGCCGTGTCGCGGATAGCTCGGTTCTCACCAAAAGATTGACGTTTACCATTATCAACCATACTGTATTTAGACATTCTTTTCTTCCTCTTCAGGGTTCTGAGATGCAGTTTCTATGAGGTCGCCGTCATATTTGTCTGCGAATGCTCGCGGATTTTTCGGGCAGTTATTGGTTGGAAATTCACGCACTAGTTCTGCTTGTAGGATCGAGCGTGTGAGATAGCCAGTGGTGCGGTAGACTCGAAGAGTCATGAGTCGGCTCCTTCCCTGTTGATTTTCCAAGCGAGGCCGGATACATAGCGTTTATTACCTGTGCCAACGACGAGTGGGTAGGTTAAAGGCATGTTTCTTTGCACATGGATTTTTGTCCAACTATGTTTTTCAGCCGGTGCAACTTGTTCATAGAAGCGTATGAAAAAATCTTTGAAGCTAATTTCTTTTGCGTCGGCTATGCGATCACAGTATTCGTCTATAAACACTTCTAATAAATTACGATTTACGCTTTCGGCTTGTCGTTTACTTTCAGTTGTGACAACCGGAATACGAAGTCGATCCATGACAGGGGGCAGTTCCAAGTGCATTAAAGTGTAGAGAAAATGCGGAGCCTCTTTTTCTAATTCAATTTCCATCTTGGATTTAGCAATGATTTGCTCGGACAACAAATCAGGGACGTTAATGACAGCAATGCGGGTGTCCCCTGGAAAAATAGGACAATTTTTCCGGCTGTTAGCTGTCTGCACCCAGTGGGTTGAATTTGGTTGTTCATACGCATCGTGTCGCATTTTGCGTATCGTGATTGTGCGACCCGTTACCCATGTTTTGATTTTGGCGTGCGCACCCGGTGATTTGGAAATATCTTTTTCTTCAATCGCGCAGATAATGGCTCCGGCTAGTTCGCCGTTGAAATCGTTGTTACTTGTTAAAGCGTGGTCAGCTTGAACTACACCTTTAGTGACTAGTATTTTTAGACTTTCAAAGAAAATACTTTTGCCACAGTTTTCTGTGCCAAATAGAAATAAATATGGTGTAGGCTCAAAAGGACAGCGGAAAGCACATGCCGTCCAAGCTCTTAAGTAATCTGCACCAGTTCGGATACCAGCACGTTGTGCCCACGCTAAATCTTTTAACGCGGATGTCAATTCAGTGCCGATATGCTCATAGATTTTGTCCCAGTGTGGGTGATAAGGAACTTCGTCATCACCTAATTCTATAGGTGCAAATCGGAATTGAGCCGCATCTATGTTCCACTGGCGATCACCAGGGTACTCCTCACGAAACGGCAAATTTACTAGTCGCCAAGACTGCCAGCCTGCACCGCCCATGACGCTTTCTGCGTCCGCTTTGGGTAGACCAAGATTTTGCAACATCATTTTGACTTGTCCGGCCGGTTGTCGGAGCCAGTCTTTGTTCTGCTTTGTAACCCAGCCAGAATGTTCGAGATTGGCAGACACTAGACAACGAACGACACTGTCATATTTTCCGATTGTGTCGTCTGCTTCATCATTTTGATCTATCTTCACGTCGAAGATGCGGACCCATTTGCCTGTTTTCTCCAGCCAGCCGGGGAGGGTAACATTATTCTTCGTGTCTTCTTTTGTTCGTTCAACTTGTGCGATTAACCGACCGTCTTTATGCGATTTAAGTGTGATTTTTCTTTCGTGGACCGTGGTAGGGTCTAAATCAAGTTTCTGTCCGATTGCGTCAGCCGCTTTTATCGCATTGTTGATGTCTGTAAAAACGAAGCCACCGCCCTCTTCCTCTATACCCTCGTGCATTTTGCAGGCCGAGGCTAGCGTGGGGTAACGATTAAAATAGCAGGTAGTCCAGCCATCGTCACTCTGAGTCCAAGTGTCAGCCTCATTGATTCCCGGTGAAAAACGAAAGACTCGCCACCCGCCATTTGTTAACGGAAAAAGGAAACAATTGGGCGAGCCTTTATCATGCCCCTCAGAAATTGTTTTGAAGATGCCAATAAGATGGAGTTCTTTACGCGAGGTATCCAGTAGTTGCTGTAATGCGTGTGTGTGTGTTTGGAGTAAGTGATGGTCAGCTATCCACAGTGTTGTGTAACCTGATCGCATCAAGGCTTCAATTTGAGCCTTATGGCTGTCGTCCAATGGAATCATTTTTCGGCCAGATGCCAAAGTCTCGAACGGGTCTTGGTCATCTTCGGTAATTTGGTTGACACGGATTTTATTGCGGCGACCTTTAACAACTTCGATGTGATCTTTCCAATTCAGTGGGAGATCGACCATAGACAACCGCTTACTTGCAGACTTGATAATTTCCAAACCGTGATTTTCGGCAGTCATTTTTCGATGCCATATCCACATAACGTGCCCACAGGCGTCGATATGTGAAGCAAAATCGAAGTTAACTTCCGCAGACATCATTCCCAGAATACATCTGGCTAACGCAGCGTGTTCGGTGTGATTTTCACTTGGGATACCTTCATCATCTAAGTAGACGTACAAATGGATACCGCCGCCGCCGGTTGAGCGGCGCACCTCGACATAGGGCAGCGCACAGGCGGCTTCTTGGACCTTTGTTAATTGTTCGTCGTCAATTCCAATTCCCTTTGCGTGTCCTGTGATAGAGTCGAAATCATAGGCAAAATGCCGTGAACGACGGGCCTCCCAGTCCCATCCTGTCATGCCAATACCTTCTGCATAAACATCGAGTGGAAATGATAAGGAATAGTCGTTGAAAGTTGGCTCGGTATCAGCTTTTTTGGGGATGCGGACGTTGAACCATTCGTTAATCCCGTCCGACCAAGTAGATTGTTTACCTCCGACTGGTTCGCCATTGTCTGGAGCCACTTTTAATTGGGTCTCCATATTCTTTCCCCAGCGTGCGACGAGATCAGCGTTGGCTGAAGTCTTTCTTGCATCCAAGAAGCTACGCAGGGCATCAGTGACTTTGGGCATTTGGTGATCTCTCGTCTTACAGAGCGTGTAAACAGTCTGAGGGCGCATCCCTCGTGCCAGAATTTGCTACCTAGACCTAACGAAAAAAACGTGTATTTGTTCAAAGAATTCTTGAATAAAGACTGGGATTTTTCGTTAGGTCTAGGTGCCAAGATAAAAAGCGTGAATACCTATGCAAGATGATACTCGTAACATTCCGCTGGGGCAGATTATTGAGCCGTGGGTGGTTCTACGCTTGGTAAATCGATCCTCAGTGGAATATATCGAGTTACGTGATTCTTTGGCAGATAAAGGCTTCTTCAATTCAATTTGTGTCCGGCCATCTGCCAAGAAACCGGACAAATATGAAGTTGTTGACGGTCTCTATCGTTTTACAGCAGCGACCGAGTTGGAATTACCTGTAGTACCGTGCATCGTGAAACATAACCTCACTGATGAGGATGTTTTAGCTGCACAGATTCAAGCCAATGTGTTACGGCCGGAGACGACGCCGGTAGAGTATGCACGACAGTTACGAAAGATCATGGACTCAAAGCCGGACACTATGACTCTGGCTGAATTGAGTGTACGGATTCATAAGAATCCAGAGTGGATCAGCAGTCAACTGTCGCTGTTGAATCTTATCAAGATGGCGCAGAATGCGGTGTCACACGGTGAAATTCCATTGGCGTCTGCGTATGCGCTCGCTCGTGTGCCAAAGAGTCAACAGCGAGTTTACGTGGACATGGCAAAGATGATGGCTGCGAAAGAATTCGTTGCTGTCGTGAATACGCATGTCCGAAAGTATCGTGAAAATGTAAAACGTGGTATTTGGTTTGAGTTTCAATCTGAAGTTGAACCAGTGCCGCATCTTCGCCGTTTGAACGACATTCTCGCGGAGTATCAAAACCACAATTTAGGTGGGCTTACGCTAACGACTGCAAATTGTAAGACACCTGTAGATGCCTGGTATCTCGCATTGCAGTGGGTTTTACACTTGGACGAGGAGAGCGTCAAAGAACAACGTGAAAAAATCTTGCAACGGCAAAAGACCGCTATTGTAGAGCAAATTGAAGAGGAGGATGAGCCATGTGACACGTCGTAATACACCAGTGAATTCATGAAACAACAACGTGAAACAACACCATGTAATGTGAAACTTTGAACCCTGAAACTTAGAGGTATTTTAAATGTCCGACAACACTGAATTAGCAATCGTCAATCTTGAACAGCTTCCTTCGACTCAAATCGGCAGCGATGACATCTACAATAAATTGGCCCAGGGCGGCGACTATCTCGGCCGCTTGCAATTGTACACCAAGGGCAAAGCTGTCAATAAAGCTTTGATTCCTCCCGGCCACTATGGTATCCCCGAGAGCGAGGAAGAGATCATCGATTTGGGCACAGGTGTCGATTTCATTCCTTTGGCCCGCCGGCCGAAAGCTATCGACATGACTGATAGTGAAGCGTTAGTGATCTCCTATGATATGGAGTCCGAAGAATTCAAACGCATCGCGGCGAAGTCGGTAGAATCCGAGTCGCATTGTCAATATGGCCCGTCGTTCTTGATTTATGAACGGACCACCGGCCGGTTCTTGGAGTTCTTCTGCGGAAACAAGAGCAACCGTATTGAAGCGAAGAAAATCTTCCCATTCTTGGCTCTTTCGCAGGTGGATATCGACGCCAAGGCGGCAGCGGGGAATGATGTTGCCGATTTGAAACCACACGGCCCGATCCCTGTCACTTTGAAAGTGAAGTTGGCCGAGAACAGCCGTGGCTCTTGGCACGTTCCCGTGGTTGTGAAATGCAGCACGCCTTTCCCAAAAGTGCCAACAATGGATGTGATTGTCCGTGAGATGCAGAAGTTTCTCACAGTGAAAGACAACGGCGTTGAACGTGTGGCCGAAGATAAACCGGCTCGTGCGCGATAACTCGTCCACCGTGTGTGGAAGGAGTACCGACGCCGTGCCTTAAGGGACGGCGTCAGACGTATCTTAACCCAGCAGAATCAACCGAAAGGTCTTCTGCTGGGTATTGTACTCCAAATGTTTAATGTGTTGCTGATCTAACTATAGCAAACTCGTCGGGCCTCTATTGCAAATATGCTCAACGCGACGGGTCTTTTATCCTGTCTGAGACTAGTTTCATAAACTGGCGCAGACAGCGTTATACCGCTTGGCTCATTGCGACAGTGGTGAGTCTGACTGTAGGAAGCTGATCGTATAGGTGTGCTACAGCCTCAACCATATTTGATTGACAGAAGAGATTAGCAAGCGGTTTTATTGGAATAAATAAATGAATCCAGATGCAGTGTTAGTTCAAGTACCGTCGATTGATTTTCGCACATTTCTTGGTTTGACGCATAAGGTCTTGGGCCGCAATTTAGCTGCGGCAGCCGATGCTTCACGCCGAGAACTATCCGATGCGGAGAAGTTTCTTGGTTGCCTTGCATCCATGCGTGATGTGAAGGCTGGAGTCGGACTACCTCCATATTTATTGTCGCACGTTTCGTTCAGTGCTTTTATTGGCGCGGATGATCGCGACATGCTTGACATTCTTCAATGCTGTGCAGGGATGCCGTTTGTCACGGTGGAAACAAATGTTCGTGGTGTTCAGATAGCAGTTGTCACTGGCACATTAGCTCAATGGAAAGATGCAGTCGTGTCTGGTTGTCGCCGTGAAGTCGAGCCGTCGGTTCGATCTTGTTTTAACAAATTATACGGCTTGTTTATGGCTAACGGTTTGAATGTCTGGATTGATTTTCAGACACGTTCTACGTCTGATCAAACTTTTCTGCTGCTTGAAGACAAACGTGGGAAGTGATTATGCAACCTTATTATCAAAGCGGTGATGTGACTTTATATTCTGGTGATTTACGAAATGTATTACCTGCGTTGCCGGAGTGTAGCGTAGATTGTGTTGTAACCGACCCTCCCTACGGCTATTCATTTATGGGTAAGGATTGGGATCACTCTGTACCGGGGTCGGAGTATTGGAAAGAAGTTTTAAGAGTTTGTAAACCTGGCGCGATATTGTTGGCCTTTGGTGGAACTCGAACATTTCATCGTTTGACTTGTGCAATTGAAGATGCTGGCTGGGAAATTCGAGATTGTTTGATGTGGTTATATGGTTCGGGTTTCCCCAAGTCACTGGATATTAGCAAAGCCATTGATAAGGCCGCAGGTGCAAAGCGTGAAGTAGTTGGCAGTAAAGTAGGTTTGCCGGGTTATTCTTTGAAGCATCAAGGAGTCGGCGGTGTCTTGGCCGGCCGGGCAGATGGTTCGTTAGATAACAGTGAAGGTGAGTGTGCAATTACGGCCCCTGCCACTGATCTTGCGAAACAGTGGCAGGGTTACGGCACGGCTCTTAAGCCTTCCTGGGAACCCATCATTTTGGCAATGAAACCACTGGATGGCACCTTTGCTAACAATGCCGAGAAACATGGAGTGGCAGGTTTAAATATCGATGCTTGTCGAATTGCCACAGAAGAGAATTTAAACGGCGGTGCCTACGCTAAAAATGGCAGCAGGTCAAAACTTGTTGATGATAAGCGAGAAGGTGCGGCAGCCGGAATGTTTCAGTCTGGAAAAACAGTTGGACAGGAATATGTACAACCGGTAGGACGTTTCCCAGCAAACTTATTGCTTGATGAAGAAGCCGCCAAACAACTTGATGAGCAAACAGGCACACTTAAAAGTGGCACAAATTGTACACGAACAAAACCAGGGACAGGTTATCACGGCAACATTGGCAAGGCTGGAGATGTGCAAACTACCTACGGCGACTCCGGCGGGGCGAGCAGATTTTATAGGGTTATTTCATGCCAAGACCAAAACCACCACTTAAACAGTGTGAATACTGTGGAAATTGGTTTCAACCCGCAAAGCGTAGCTGAAGATTCTGTTCTGGCTCTTGCAGTAATCTTGGAGCACCTCGGGGAAACAGTATCAAACGAACCGTTGGCACGTTTTATAGCCGACATGCGGAATGTATTAAGCGACAGCACAAAGACAGGTACGCAAACGATCCTGAGTTCAGGAGAAAAGTGCGTGCAAGAGTCGAAGCACATGCTCATGGAACAGTTAAAACTGGACCCTGTGAATTGTGCGGAAATATCAAAGCAGACAAACATCATTACGACTATTCAAAACCTCTTGTGTACCAGTGGCTTTGTCGATCTTGTCATGTCAAGCAACATATTAAAGTCTTGGGCAGTTGGGGAAGTGGTTTGTCCCAAAAATAGATTTAAGTATTGTGCAAAAGCATCAAAGAAAGAACGTGGTGACGGCAACGATCATTCGACTGTTAAACCGCTTTCTCTTATGGAATATCTCTTAACACTTTGCTCAACACCGACGGGAGGTGTGGTATTAGACCCCTTTGCGGGCAGCGGCACTACTCTTGTGGCCGCGAAGCGGCTGGGCCGCACATGTATCGGCGTGGAATTATTGGAACACAACTGTGAGATTGCAAAATCACGAATCTCCCAAATACAACTCTAAAAACAATCGTAAGGATTGATCTAACTTTAGAGAACTAGAGATCAATCCGGCTTTAAGCCGTTTACACGAGGTCTGTTGATGCCTATCGAGCATGTCAAATTCACAGTGCGCACGTCCAGTGGGACGTTGATTCGCAAGCCCTTGATCCTAGAGTCCGTAGGTGGACGTATTTATTTCTGGGACGAGGCGATGAAAAAATCGCCGTGGGGATTCAAGGATGAAATAAAGAGCATGTCTGGCTCGCACTTCCACGGCTACGATGATGAAGGCCAGTACGCCAAGAAGATGGTTTGGTCCGTGGACGAGTGTCAGCGCAATCGTTTTCAGCTTGGCTTTCTTATGGGAGAGGATGTCTATGCGTGGTTTGACCGACCGTTCATTCGGCATCAGTATCGCCCGCTCTATCGCAACGGTGTCCCACAAGACTACATGCCGCATCAAGCAGACTTGTCCGACGGCGGGTTGACGTATCACTATCAGATATTCGGTGCCGAGATGGGCGTTGGTAAGACGCTTGCTGCCCAGATGGTTATGGAGATGGCCGGTAAACCGTTGTGGTGGTGGGCAGGGCCAAAGACCAGTATCCCCAACATTAAACGTGAATTGAAATTGTGGGGCTTTCCATCTAACGATATTCATGTTGAATTCTTCACCTATGAAGGTTTAGTTCGTGTCATGGATGAGTGGGATGGGACACAGCCATTGCCTTATGGTTTTGTTGCTGATGAATCGAGTCGGTGCAAAAATCACACGTCACAACGCTCTCGTGCCTGCCAGAAACTTGCGGATTTGATCCGTACAACTTATGGCTTGGAAAATGGCTACGTGCTTGAAATGTCCGGCACGCCATCGCCTAAAACGCCGGTGGATTGGTGGAGCCAGTGTGAAATCGCGTGGCCCGGTTTTCTTAAAGAAGGCAGTCCGAAAGCGTTGGAAGAACGCTTAGCTTTCATGGTTGAGCAGCAATACGACGCCGGCCCTTTCAAGAAGCGAATTGGTTGGCGTGATGATGAACATAAGTGTGAAGTATGCGGTGAGCTTCGTGACGAGGGGCCACACGCAATGGATACTTGTGACGACCCCGAGGACTATCACCCGTTTAAGGCCAGCAAGAATGAAGTTGGCTATCTCTACGAGCGGTTGAAGGGTTTGGTGATTGTAAAGCATAAGAAGGATTGTTTGAAACTGCCGGATAAACGCTACCGGAGAATTATTTGCAAACCAACGCCTAGTATTATGCGTGTTGCACAGGCTATCAGTAACGCAGCACCCAATGCCGTGACGGGGATGACACTTTTACGGGAATTGAGCGACGGTTTTCAATACCGCGATATCCAAGAGGGTGTGACAAAATGCACCCATTGTAAAGATGGCACGGTAGAAGAGTGGTCGGACCCAGACAACCCGGATAAAACATACTCAGCAATCGAAATGCTGGACCCGAATGTTGTATCAAAACTCGTCAAGCAAATTGTCCCGTGCCCTGCTTGTGGTGGGAGTCAAGAAGTTCCAAAAATTGTTCGCGTGACTCGTGAAATCCCGTGTCCAAAAGAAGCAGCTTTGAAGATGTTGCTGGAAGAAAATGAGGAAACCGGTCGCATTGTGATTTTTGCAGGTTTCACTGGCTCCGTGGATCGAGTCGTTAAATTGTGTCTGCGTGAAAAGTGGAATGTAGTACGGTGTGATCAAGGTAACTTTCAAGTTTTTGCAGCGACGAGCGACGGTCCTGATGGTTGTCTAGTGACAAATGAAGAGCCATTGGATTATTGGGCTAATTTGGCGGATCACTCTAAAGTTGCGTTTGTCGCAAATCCTGAGTCAGGCGGCATGTCTTTGACTCTTGTTGAAGCCCGTATGGCAGTCTATTGGTCAAATTCTTGGAAGCCTGAGTATCGCGTACAGTCTGAAGATCGCATCCACCGTAAAGGCATGGACCTGAATCTTGGTTGCACCATTGTTGACTTGATTCACTTACCGAGTGATTCGCGCGTTCTTAATGTACTCCATGAGGATCGTCGTCTGGAATTGATGTCGATGGGTGAAATTATGGGGGACGTGAATTGGGATGACGCCAACGAAGAAGGCGGGATATTAGTCGAGGAGGCTGTGTCGTGAGAATTCATGTTGTGCTTTATAAGGGGCAATGGAAACGGTCAGCGACAGCGTCCCATCTTCGCGAGCAATTACAACGAGTATTTGGAGATGATTTATGCAATGTCGAGTTTCCTACACCGGATGACACTGATGTAGCTGTAGACGCGATGGTTCGCGTCTACACAGATAAAAACACAATTCGTGATTTACTTTGTGACAAGTTATTTGAAGCGTTACTACGCCGCATGGAGCCAGAATACGAAAGCATGTTGGAAGTGGAAGTGCTGGATATGTAGCTGAATATGCAACTGGCTGTTACATCTATACACCCCATTTGGAGTCTGCATCAATGAAGTATCTATTAGCTGTGTGTATTGTCGCGATGTCGTTTGGTGCCTTATTGGCCGCCGAACCTATTACATCTATCCCGGATTATTTACAGGAAATCAGCGTGACTGTTAAAGCTGGCAACTCACAAGGTTCCGGCACAATTGTTACGCGCAAAGTGGGTGATGATACAGTCTCTTTTATATGGACTGCGGGCCACGTTGTCAATGACTTACGTGTCGTTCGCTCGATTATTACTGACACTGGCAACACTCGTGTATTGACTGAATTTAAAGACGCTGAAATTGTTCAAGAATTTCGACAACAGGACGGCCGGCGTGTCGGTGAAATCAAGTTGGACGCGAAGATTATTAAGTTTTCGGACGCAGACTACGGTGAAGATTTGGCTTTGCTTATGGTCCGCCGCTTGAATGCGTATCCACTTTCAACGTCCGCCAAGTTCATAACCGAGCGGCGCTATGTTCCAGCAATCGGCGTCGAATTGAGTCATTGCGGCAGTTTGCTTGGACAATTTGGTGCCAATAGTTATACCACAGGTGTTTTGTCGCAGGTCGGGCGCACGTTGGCTATGAAGGGAGCGAATGTCAAGGTCTTTGACCAGGTGACAGCGGTTGCTTTTCCCGGTAGTTCAGGCGGTGGTATGTATTTGAAGGAGAATGGTGAGTACATCGGAATGTTGACGCAAGGTGTCCAGAAGCTTCAAGGCTTCAATTTTATTGTACCTATACGGCGCATACATGCTTTCGCGGCTGACGCTAAGATTGAATGGGCTATTGATCCGAATGCGACGATGCCTACATTGAAAGAGATTGATAAAATCCCCGTAGAAGATCGAGGCATTCTTCCTGGCGACAAAGCAGCTTTAAATGATAGTTCGCCGTGTGAAGTTCAAGATTATCTCGAACAACTCCGCTACTGGGTACGTGCTCGTACTGATAGTTTCTTTAAGCGGTCAAAACCTGGTTGACCATCTGTGTCAAACGGCCTCGGGCAGCAGGCCGTTTGGCGTTCTTTTATTGACACTGACGCTGATATCAACTGGCTGAAGAAGTGCATTTTATTGCGCATTTAGGCCACTTCCCAGGCATTGAATCCGTAAAATCAGGCAAAAGCGCATTATAGTAGTGCGGAGACATCATGAAGTTAAAAAAAGAAATAGTGTCGAGTATTAAGCAAGCTATAGTGGACGGTGTTAAACAGTCTGAGATTGCGAATAAATTTCAGATAAGCCGATCTACAATTTCGGACATAGCGACTGGGCGGGTTCATAAGGACGTTGAATGGCCGAATAATATGCCACCGGCTCCCAAACGGGCGGGCGGGCAACATAAGCCTGTTCCAGATTATGACCCCACGGATAAGCGAATCTTGGAGTTGGAAGCTGAGGTTGTTCATCTGACTGATGAACGAAATCGAGAACGCCAACGAGTTAAAGCAAGTGCTAAGATTACGGGACTGTTTAAGGCTGTCACAGCGGAACTTGATCAACGCATCAAACCGTTTGACGCATTGCCTCAAGCCTTTGAACCCCGGTGTAAGGCACAGATTGTTGAACATTGTGTGATGCACATGTCGGATGGACATCATGACCAGGTTGTTCGGCCAGAGGAAGTTGGTGGGCTGGAAAATTATAATTTCCCCATTTCCTGCAGTCGCGCTGAGCGGTATGTCAATACAGTTTTGGAATGGACACAAGATACTTTGACGCCGAAGTTTTACTTCCCTGTTCTTTGGGTGTTGGCTTATGGCGATTTTACAAGCGGTGAAATTCATAAGGCTTGTGAACGATCCTATTACCGCAACCAATTCCGAAACTGTTTGGCTATTGGACAACTACATGCGTTGATGTACCGCGACTTAGCGGCACACTTCGAGCAAGTGAATGTTTTGTATCTTGCAGGTAATCACGGGCGACGCACGCCCAAGAAAGATTATCTTGGTGCCAACGACAACTGGGACTTCTTATGTGGTGAAATTTCCCGTCTTTATTGCCGGGGGCTTGCAAATGTTAATTTTACCATCCCTGATGCGTGGAGTGCCAATGTTAATATCAACGGCGTAGGCTTCAACGTCTCACATGGCGACGATGTGAAGGGGAACATGGGTATTCCGTGGTACGCTATGACACGCCGACAAAAAGGCTTAATTGCTCTCGGTGCAGCAGCCGGTGCGCAGCGTTGCAGATATTTTTGTGTGGGGCATCATCACGCCGCAAGTATCTTGTCCGATGTAGACGGTGAATTGTTGGTTAACGGCAGTTGGATTGGAACTGATCCGTTTGCGTACAACGCCTTGTCTGGTTATCGGGAACCGTCGCAATGGTTACACGGTGTCAATCCTAAGCACGGTATTACGTGGCGGATGAATGTTAAGTTGCGGCATGAGGCAGAGAAACATGGACCGCAACGATACGTGATTGATGGCGGGCGTGATGTTGGTCCCTTAATACTGTAACTTAAACGAGGTAACTATGTCGAAAGTCAATGTTCAAGCGGCTGTCGCTATGTGCGGAGCCGCTGTCATCGGGGGTGTTGTCTTATTCTTAGCCGCCCTTTTAACTCGCGGTCTTGTAATCACATTACTGTGGAGTTGGTTTATGGTCCCAGTATTTGGCCTACCAGCCTTGGGGATCGCGTCAGCACTCGGTTTAACACTTGTACTCAATTACTTACTTGACCCGGGTAAGAAGGGAAATCAAACTCTCGTGGAAATCTTTACCACTGCCGGCGGCGTCTTGGTGATTGGCTATGTGATTCATCTTTTTATGTAAAGGAACTACAGTGGCTTGCACGGGTAAAGGCGGTAAAGGTGGTAAGGGCAGTAAAAGCGGTCGCAAGGGCGGCAGTAAAAGCGGCTGCAAGGGAAAATAATTTATACGAGGCACCAATGACTACTTGCACTATTGAACATTGGCGGGATGGTGAGTGCCTAGAGACCTGGGCGGTTACGGAAGACATGATTCAGAAAAATGGCGACAAAGCACGCATTGTTTTCCCTGCTGGGCACATTGAATTGGCAAGTTTTGATGAACTGCATTTTTGTCTGGCAGCCGGAATAAATGTTTTGGAGGAGGTACAGGACCGTTGAGTAGAGCACTTTTCATCGGCGGGCCTATTGATGGGCAGGAGCGTGTGCTACGTGACGCTGTATCCGTAATAAGTATAGCCTCGCACCATCAGTCTGATAAGGTCAGACTCTTTAACCCTCAGCCTGTTCCACCACCTGAGCCAACATACGAAGTAATTGACTATCATCTATTATTTGCCTTTGGCTCACCAGAGATATTTATTTATTCAATTTGGGATATTACTCCGACACTGTTACATTTGTGGAAGAATTATAAACATGCCAACTCTGCCTGATTTTTATAATTTTATACGTGTTCATGCTAATCAAGATTGGGCCGGGGATCAAATTGATTTCCGAATAGCTCACCTTCAAACAGGTCGCAAACTAGCGGTTTGTCAACCGCTGGAGTTTATCGAGATTCCTGAAGGATCGCGGGTAGCACCGGCTTTCAGTCTAAATCGTGTGGAGGCGCAACGCCTTATGGATCAGTTATGGGACTGCGGATTACGACCGACGCAGGGGAAGGGCAGTGTTGGGCAGTTAGAAGCAACTGAGCGTCATTTAGCTGACGTGCGGATGCTTGTTTCTAACAAGTTGGGAGTGAAATTGTAAAACATTTTATAGTAAAGAGCGGCTTATATGCTTGATTTATTATTTCCGCAATCAGATGACCGTGGTGACGAGTGGGATGAGGAAGATGACTTCCTTGAAGAAGCCGACGATTTAATGTATGAGGCGGCAGATGAAGTTTGATTCTGTGGCAGTAGTAGCGTGTAATACGCCTTATGCAATACCCGAATCCCTGTATGGTTAAGACATCGCATAAAGAATGTAGTGGACCAAAGAAACGAAAATACAGAGTAAAAGCTAGGTGAACAAAGAAGTATTTTCGTCCCGCAAGGGAGTGGCTGAGCACAGACTCACGGCCACAAAATCCTAGCGGATGGAAGACGCATCGCATCGGTCTCAAATCTACGAAGAGGGTGAAAGTTCCAGTCGGTTCTATTCCGACCTGCCACAGACTTATATCAATTGAGGAATATCTAATGAATAGTTTTATGCCTAATCCTCTTGGTTACCCTGTTTCACGCGACTGGGAAGAAATTGATTGCAATGCAGCCGCTTGCATAAACAACCGCGAGGGTAAGTGTCTTGTGCCTTCATTGGCGAAGATCAATGTCGCGGGACGTTGTGATGGGTATACACCTAAAATTGTAGATGATTTAATCAGGCAATATAAGGAGCAGTCAACTTGAAAACATTTGCAATTAGTGATTTGCATTGTGGTGACGGAGGTCCGCGTGACAACTTCGCTTGCGGCAACCATGAGAAGGATTTGCTTTCTTTCTTGGACATGGTCGAGGACGAAGGGGGCAAACTAGTCGTTGGTGGTGACTTATTTGAGTTGTGGCAAAGCAACATAAGTAAAGTCATCACTAAGCGAATTTGTCTTTTGGATCGGCTGGCGGCGATGGGTGCAATCTATGTCCTGGGGAATCATGATGCCGATCTTCGTTACTTCAAAAACTACGGCCGGCAATGGTTGAATCATCCGTTCTTTCGCACAATGTGTGATGAATACTTGCTGAATGTCAACGATACATTATTTTATTTCATTCACGGACATCAAGCAGACGCATATTGTGCGGGCGACACACCCGGCCTCGGACGCATCACTGCTATATACTCGGGACTTGCTGAGGATAAAAACGGTAGCCCGATGTTAGACAAGTATCGAACGGTTGAAGACAAGGTAGTTGGTCGCCTTGAAAAGCTGGTTAGCTTGTGGAATAGATTTCGGGGTAAACCAGATCGTTTCACAGAAATCAATCGTGCGTTACGGTATCAAGTGGCTAAATATGCAGCACATGCAGTAATCTGCGGACACACACATTTTCCCGGCCAGTACGGTGGTTGGTTGTATAACACTGGGACATGGGCGGAACGAACTAATAGTTTCGTTCGCATTGATGACGACGGTTCAATCAATGTTTTTGATTGGGCCAATGGACGCGCGACTTTGAATCATACTACGTTGCCAATGTAATTGTAATGGTAATGAATCTTGAACCAATTCCACAATACTCCGCGTACCCGTTGCCGGTAAGCAGCGTTTATTATGACTCGGATTTTAATTGCCGGGCTGAGTTCACGATGCAATCGGTTAAGGATTTAGCGGACAGTGTCGCGGAGAATGGTCTTCAGTTTCCTCTTGTCGTGCAACCCTGGAAAAAGCAGTCTGGTTATAGCTATCGTCTACTCGCAGGTCACAGACGGTTCAAGGCGTTGACAGTCTTTTTACATTGGGACACCGTGCCGAGTATCATTCGTAAAAGACTCACTGACCATCAAGCCCGTTTAATAAATGTTACCGAGAATCTGGAACGCAAGGATTTGAATATCTGGGAAGAGGCGCGTGCTTTGGAACGACTCTACCCTAAAGGCGTGACGTTGCGACAGGCGTCGAAGGAACTGAAACAATCAACAGATTGGGTGTTTGTTCGTTTACGGTTGCTGCGTATGCCGCCTGAAGTGCAACAGAAAGCAGCGGCCGGTTTATTGTCTCAAACAAATTTAAACGCGATAGCGGGTTTAAAAAAACCGGAAGATCAAATTCTAGCCGCCGGTAAGATTGCTGCAGCGAGAATTGCTGGGAAAGGGAAGCGGCTCCCAGGCGTCGAAAGAGTGTTTAAACGCCGCACCGCCACGGTGCGTTCTAAGGAAGAAATCAATCGGATGGTTGAACGAATGTTGTCAGCCGGCATCGATGGATTGGCTCCACGGGTTGGGGTGTGGTGTGCTGGCAACATATCAGATGAAGATTTATGGGCAGACGTTGAAAGTGCTCCAAAATTTCATCCGCCTATTGATCCAACTGTAGAGGAAGAAACATGAGCGAGGATTATAACGCTAATTCGGAACCAACTCCGACTGATCCGGCTACTCTGCCACTTTACATCAATCCAAAGATGCTTAAAAGGGGCACAGCGTTGATTTTGGCGGGTGAGTCAGATATTTATGAGTTGACTCTACTTTATCCTGAGCATGGCATCGCTGAGATTACGTCGAACTTGCCGCCGCTGCGTGCAGTTACAGTGGGTCAGTTTCTCTTTAGCGTGCGCTGGGATCAACCGGGTGTACGTCGCAATGTTATTCAGCAAGGCTGGGCACTGATGTTGCGTTTTCGTAATGGCGAATATCAGACACAACCTATTTTGACGGCGAGTGTTCACGGTCAATGTGAAGACGGTAGCCGTTGGTCTTATGACGTATTCTAATCGCGAGGTCGTATGAGTCTTTATCCTCCAAAATTATATTTAGATACAGAGACCTGCGGGCTGCATAGCATGATGGTACTTTTGCAGTACGCTTTGGAAGACGGTGACATTGTCTTACATGACGTGTGGTTACGACCTGTTAAAGAAACCTTATCGCTTATTGAATGGATTTGTAAGCATACTGTTGTCGGTTTCAATCTTGCATTTGACTGGTTTCATATCTGTAAAATCTACACTGTTTTCAGTTTGTGTGATCCCGATTGGATTCCTATCGAACACATAGACGAAATCGCTTTATTGGAGCCAAAGGGACAAGATGGGCCGTGTATAAAACCGGCTGCTTCTCTTGATTTGATGCTCCACTCTCGAAAAGGCCCCTTTCAATCACTCATGGCGCGGGACGACATTCGCATTAAGCGGGTGCCGACCGCGTTGGCCTATGCGCTGGCTGAAGAATTGGAAAGCCGAGTGCATTTGGACGACATCTATTTTGCCAAGTCAGCGGACCCGGATGCACCTCGGTGGCAAGTTTTTGACCGCAAGGATAGATGGGGCGACATTGATACTGACTTTAAAGATGTTGTTCTTCGTTTCAATCCTGCCGGCGGTTTGAAATTTTTAGCTGAGCATGTTCTGGGTTATAAGCCTAAATTTCATTTCAAGGATGTTGAACCTCCTACGTCTTGGCGGCCATACGAATTGGGTTATGCACCTACGGCTTTAGCTGTGTCCACACCTGAAAAGAATTGGGAAGTCTGGGGCGTCAAAAAGGGGAAGCCAAAGTTTCTAGATGAAGCCACCAGTGATCTCAGTGCTGATATGGTTGATGACCATGATGATGACCGCATTACGAAAGTTGATCCTGAGTCTAAATTATTGGGTGTAGCGTGGCCAGCCGTAATTCGCAAGCATGTTGAACACTGGGCAAATTCCCAAAATGCACGGGAATACGCCAATGATGATATTGTCTACACGCGGGGGTTGGATAAGCATTTCGGCAGCCCGGAGCCGAACGATGATGACTCCGTTTTGGCGTGCATGGTGCCGGCTGTACGTTGGCACGGCTTCAAGATTGACCGTGAAGGCGTCATAGAATTATTACGCAAAGCCTATAAAGTAGTTCTCGACAGTCCAGTTAACATCAATAAACCAGGTGACGTTCGTGCTTATGTGACAGCGGCAATGGACGATGTTGAGGCGGTCATTCTGGAAGAATCGACAAAGAAAAGCAATCTGGAAGCGATTCTCGATTGGGAAATTCTTGCTGATGAACCATGTAGTAAGTGTCACGGCAACGATCCGAAATGTGCGCGTTGCGGTGGTACAGGCATCTTGAAGGTAGGTAAACATCCGGCAGCCCTTCGTGCGAAGGAAATTCTCAATGTGAAGTTCGCTGCGAAAGAGGTAGAGTTATACAACAAATTGCTTATGGCGGGTAAGTTTCACGCCAGTTTTGTTGTGATTGGTGCATTGTCCTCGCGTATGTCCGGGGCTGATGGCTTGAATCCCCAGGGCATCAAGCACACAAAAGAAGTTCGTTGCATGTTCCCGTTGGCGTGGGAAGGGACAGTTCTGTGTGGAGGTGACTTCGATTCGTTTGAGGTTACGTTAGCGGACGCTGTTTACAACGATCCGGCCTTGCGACGTGAGTTATTGAGTAAAGTACCGTGCCATAAATGCGGTTTGACTGGGTGGCAGGCGTGCAAGAAATGCTCGAAGAAGCATAAGCGTCCACATCCTGACTGCCCGGAATGCGGTAAAGGACAACTCGGCCCGTGCGAAGAGTGTGAGGGGACAACTTGGACCCGCAAGAAAATCCATGCTTTATTCGGGACTGCTTTGTCCGGTTTGACATACAACGAGGTCATGGCTTCGTCTGGCACTGACGCCGATTGGTATGATAAGGGTAAACGCGGTGTATTCGCCATGATTTATGGTGGCGATTGGAATACTTTGGTTCAAAAGTTAGGCGTTACACCCGAACGTGCTAAAGCGGCTTACGATAAATTCTGCTCTGATTATCCTGGCGTGTTCAAGGCGCGGCAAAAGACGTTTAATGCGTTCTGCTCAATGAAGCAACCGGCTGGCCTTGGTTCTGCCGTCGTCTGGGAAGACCCTGTAGACTATGCAATTACGTTCTTAGGATTTAAGCGGTACTTTACGCTTGAAAACAAGATTTGCAAGGCATTGTTTGATTTAGCCCGCAACATTCCCAAACATTGGAAAGCTTGCAAGGTTAAAGTCGTTCGGCGCGATCGTGTTCAAACAGCCGGCGGGGCGGTTGCGTCCGCTCTTTACGGGGCAGCGTTTCAGATGCAAGCGGCAAACATGCGTGCGGCAGCGAACCATGAAATTCAATCGCCCGGTGCTCAAATTACAAAGCGTGTACAACGTCGAGTTTGGGACTTGCAACCAGTCGGTATCCATCCGTTACAAATTGCCATTCTCAATGTCCACGATGAACTTATGACTGTAGCCGCTCCGCTTCTTGTTACAAGCATCACGGAGGTGGTTCGTGAATCCGTGGAATCATTCCGACCGCAAGTGCCACTGATCGGCATGACATGGTTCGAGGGGATGGATAACTGGGCTGAGAAGAAGGGGGGAGCAACGCCGGTAAGGATTCGCTCGAAAGAAATGGAAATGGCAGTTTCAATATAAGCTAATCGAGAGGAAATCGAGAGGAAATCGAGATGGGAAACTGGAATATCACTATACAAGGGATTGGTAGTCACGGTAACGGTAAACCTGAAATCGACGCTGATTTATTGGCTGTGGATTTTGTGAATTATCTACAGTCAAGGGGCCAAATAATAGAATCGGCTAGTTTTACCTGTGGTGGAAAAGTCGATTTGATTGAAAAGAGTGGGCGTGTGAAAATACTGGTCAACGGCGTTTCTTATAAATCTCTACATACAGTGTCTTATGAAGAGGTAAAGAAACTAGCAGGATTCATTGCCCCAGTCGTTACTATAACATTCCGAAAAGCAAAGTTTGAAAACGCAGGGATTCTTGGACTGGGGCAATCTATCAAAGTCATCGATGGAACAATCTTTGACGTGGCTGATACAAGTAATGTTTAATTACTGCGTCAACAGCAGTGTCAACTATGGTAAGCAACAATGTGGATATACATACCCTCAGCCTGTGCTCCGGCGGTGCCGGACTCGATCTTGGACTTGAATTGGCTCTCGGAGCAGTTCGCACAGTCTGTTGGGTGGAGTGGGAAGCCTTCGCCATCGAGTACCTGGCGTCGGCGATGCAAGCGGGTTGCTTGGCTCAAGCGCCTATTTGGACGAATTTGCGAACCTTCGACGGCCGCCCGTGGCGTGGCGTCGTGGATTGCATCACTGCAGGGTATCCTTGCCAACCGTTCAGTTTGGCCGGTAAGCGTCGTGGACAAGCTGACCCAAGACATCTATGGCCACATGTCTGTAGAGTCATTGAAGAAGTTGAACCAACACTCGTATTTCTCGAAAACGTGCCCGGCCATCTCACCCTTGGATTCGATGAGGTCGCCCGAGACCTTGAAAGTTTGGATTACAAAGTTGCGGCGGGTCTCTTTACAGCGGAGGAAGTTGGCGCAAGCCACAAACGAGAACGATTGTTTACCCTTGGCGTGGCCATCACCTCGCACAATTACTGGAGGAGCAGAATCGGCTCAACGGAAGAAAGAATTGGGCAGGTTGAATGCGGGCGGCGGGGATTTGCAGGCGGCAGTAATCAATTGGCCGACGCCCACGGCGCGAGATTGGAAGGACGGAGCGTGCGAGAATGCAAATGTCCCGGACAATGGATTATTGGGTCGAGTAGTAGTGCGACAGCACACACACACACACACAACTATTCCCACCAAGACCCAATGAACTCGATAAATGGTCTCAAGTGCTCAAAGAAAACCCGTGCCTCAGCCCCGCGATTGAATCCGGTGTTTGTGGACTGGTTGATGGGTTGGCCCGAACTGAATGGCTTCGACTTCTCGGCAACGGAGTGGTCCCGTTACAAGCAGCGTATGCGTTCTGCTCTTTGTGGGCTTCTATCCGAGGTGAGTAATGGGAAAGATTCGTAAACCGCGCCTTGCGAAGGTGGTAGGCTGATGGCAAGAATCAAACGACCAAAACACGGCCCCGAGTGGTTCATTCAAAGAGACTTGATCGCCCTTCTCAAGGCCCGTGGGTGGCATGTCGAACGGACGCATGGCAATTTGTATCAGACAGGTTTCCCTGACTTGTATGTAATGCACAAGAAATGGGGAACTCGGTGGATCGACTGCAAACAACCAAAATACTATTCGTTTACGAAGGCTCAGAGGATCAAATGGCCACTGTGGGAGGCGATGGGCACTCCAATCTGGATTCTTACTGCTGCGACTCAGGAAGAGTATGACAAGTTGATGGGGCCTCCGAACTGGCGAGATTACGTGAAGGATAGTTGGAAGATTCCAACTCAAGATGAGATCGACAAACTACTTGATGAGATAGATGCCGGCGACGACTTCTTATAACAAGAATCCAGACCATTACCGCGCTAAGTCGCGGGAGTATTATGCTGCGCATCGTAAAGAACGATTGGCTTATGCCAGACGCTATCAGAAAGCCAACAAGAAACTTTTACGTGAGAAAAGCCGTGTTTACCGTGAAGCCAATCGTGACATAATAAATGCGAAACAGCGTGCTTATCGAGAGAGCAATCTTGAAAAGCGGCGTGCGTATTCACGCGAATACGGGCGTGCCCATCCACGGCGGGCACGTAATTATGGGTTGTGGTATCGACACGGGCTGTCCGTAGCTGATTATCGTGCCTTGCTTAAGAGGCAGAAACATTGTTGTGCCGTGTGCGGAAAGAAACCTCGCAAATATGTGGTTGATCATGACCATAAGACTGGGAAGATTCGTGGTCTGCTGTGTAGCTTTTGCAATTCGCTGCTGGGATTTGCAAAGGATAACCGCAGTGTCTTGAAAGCAGCCATCCACTATTTAAGCAAAACTGGCTGAGTACCCGTCTCCAACTTGCTATCAAGCGCTAACCGGCTAGGAGTCTGCGCCCATGCTATTTCAACAACGTCCCGAACCGTGGATGTGTATGCCATTAGCGTTCGCAATGGCATTGGACATGCCTGTTGCTGAATTGCTTGCGGAGATCGGCCACGATGGCGGCAAGATTTTATTTCCCAATCTGCCGGCTGAAGCCTGTCGTCAAGGATTTCATATCCAAGAATTTATTCATGTAGCTATGCAACGTGGATTCGCTGTGACGCCGGTTGAATTGTATCCCGTTTTAATGGCAGCCGATGGGCGACAGACTCACACAATTCTTTATCCAGATAGCAACTGGAAGCGTTTTACAGACCACCTTGCTACTAGTCGGGGCGTGATTGACGGAATTGGTCGTCGTTTCGGTCACATGGTCGCCTATGACCACGGCCACATCTTTGATCCTAGAGGCTATGAGTATGCCTACTCGCGCATCGCGTGTGAGGCACACCATTTTTACAGCCGTTGTCTTTGGCGTATTGACGCAGTAGGAGTAAATCAATGAATCAATATAGCAATTCGCAACTAATTGCGGAGATGAAGCAAAATGACTCCCTCAATCGAGAAGACAATGACACATTGTTTGAATTGGTTAAGGCCGGCGATACTGCTGCTCGCGAACGAATGATTACAGGCAACATGTATCTTGTTGTAGATAAGGTTGATTGTTTTCTTCGACGCCATCCACATGCTACACATCTGCGAGATGACTTGACTAGCGCAGGTTTCATCGGACTTCTACAGGCCGTTAACGCGATTAGTGGCGGCAATGTCGCGAAAACAAATATTACTGGGTATCTTGCCGTGGGGATTGGTCGTGAAATGAGTGAGTTGATGGATCAAGAAAATGTAATCTTTATAAGTGCCGGCCAGCGTCGCTATGCACGCGAGCACGGTTACGAGTTAGAAATTCCAAAGGTGCAAACATTGCCCTCTGATAAAGATAAACATTACGATCCGAATGACGACGGACAATTAGCTGACAATGAAACTTTGCCGGTCGGCAGTGATTTTGGTTACTATCCATTCGGAGCGACAGAAGTGCGTGATTTACTAGACGCCTGCTGTCAAACACATGAAGAACGTGAATTTATGTGGTTGCGTGAGGCAGGTTACACGTTTAAAGAGATTTCGGGAAAATTAAAGATGCCTGTGGCATCTGTCCACGCAATTAAAACACGACTCTATCAAAGATTCTTGCGAAAATCTTAAATTAGCACTCCAATAATATTCCCTTCCAGTGATTCAACTTTAGAAAACAAAGTATGCAATCATTCACTGGATGTAACAAATGGCAAAATCCCTAAAACGTGAATTCCTACAACTGGCGGATCATTATAAGACGGACAAATCAAACGTCGCCGGTTGGTTCATATCTGAAAAATTGGACGGCACACGTTGTTTTTGGGACGGTGGAGTGAGTCGGGGAGTCCCCACTGAAGAGGTGCCGTGGGCATCGATCATTGACCCAAAAACTGGTAAGCGTAAGGCTAAGATCAAACCAGTGGCCACCGGCTTGTGGAGTCGCTATGGGAATCCGATTATCGCACCTGACGAATTCCTAAATCTATTGCCGTGTTGTCCTTTGGATGGTGAGTTGTGGGCCGGACGTGGAAATTTTCAGCTTTGTCGGAGTATCTGTGGCGGCGATACGCCTGATCCACGCTTCATGGAGCATATTGTTTACGCTGTCTACAGCAGCCCGCCATTGGCATCGATTTTTGCTACTGGCGAAATTGCCAATGCCAATATGGTTTGTTCAATTGATTACATCGCATGTGAGCATTGGCTCAATCAACGACTCAGTGCAAAATCCGAGAAAAATGCCGCCGTACCTGTCCCACGTCATTGTTTGCGTGACGATTATCGCTATCTGCCGCCAGATAGACCCTTCTCGGAAGAAGTGCGTTTCTTAGCTGAAAATCTTGACAACGGTCCTGAATCAAAGTGTTACCTACATCAGCAAACCAAACTGATTGACATCCCCGAGGAAGCTGCTGGTCAAGTGGAAGCCTTTTTACAAAAGGTTTTGGATCGCGGCGGCGAAGGGGTTGTAATTCGCAATCCAGACGCATTGTGGACTCCGAAGCGACATAAGGGCATCCTCAAATATAAGCCATATCAGGACTGTGAAGTCTCTGTCACTGGGTTTACTTCCGGCCGTGAGACTGATAAAGGCAGCAAGCATCTTGGTCGCATCGGCGCATTGATAACCGACTACAAAGGAAAGCGCCTCGAAATATCTGGACTAACAGATATCGAACGTGAATTTGCATCTGGGGAAATGGGCGTCTTTGCATCTGCGAATCCCGGCGTGGACATGCCAACTTGGTTTCAAGGTCGGCGTTTTAAAACCGGCGATACCATAAGCATTCTCTTCAGAGAATTAAGCGACGATGGTATCCCGAAAGAGGCAAGGTATTTTCGTCAGCGAGACGTGGAGTAAACCATGAGATTCGGTAAACCAACCCGCCGCCCTAGTGACGGTGAAGAACGTATCTTCCGGCATTTTCTTTGGCTACCAGTAACTATTGGCGGTGAAACACGTTGGCTAGAGACGGCTGATATCAATTATCGTTATGAACGCAGTGGCTACGTTGGCGATGAGTGGGTGCCAATACGTTTTATCAATCACTAGGAATTAACATGCGAATACTGATATCAAAGATTCAACGCTGGTTGCGTTTATTCCGCCGTCGAAGTAATATGACATTGACCATCCCGCTAGCGGATAGATGGCTGGCTCAAGCCATTCTCAATTGTCTTTATTGTTGGCACAGGCAGCATGGCCCCGGGGTGTGGATTGTAACCAAAGAAGACATTGATCAATTAGAAGAAATGACTCGTTGGCTCTACGCTCAACATGAGGACACTCGTCGATTTGCGTTCTGGCAGCGTTATCGAATTAAATACCGGCAATAACTAAACCACAAAGGAAACTAACTTATGCGAACCTTGCTGTGTACCGCGATTATTGTTTTACTTTTTACAAGTATATCATGCGAATCACCCAAGAACGATCTTGTATGTCCGCCAGGACCACATTATCAGGCACCCGAGACGCCTCGATTGATGCTCTTGGATGAATTCCTCAAAATAAAAACTCGCTGCTTTCGCACAGGAGGTAGCGACAGTGTATTAAATACAATCGCCGAAGAAGGGGCAACTCTGCAAGCCATTGCACAACAATGTAGTCATGCAGGTTGGGATGCCAGACTGACGAAACTTGCTACAGCATACCCAGGCTGGGTGTTTCGCGAAGTTGTTTGTGACGCTGTAAGCGGGTTGTGTCATTTCGACTCCGCTAAAGATATTGCCACGAGTCTGCAGACTAACACTTCTAATTGGTCCGTTTTGAATGCCTCATGTGACGCCTGGGGACTGACGATGGTGAAAGGCAAGAATGATACCTACTACGCCTGCATCATCCTGGGTTACAAAAACAACAATTTCAATGACAGGTACACGCCTGCAGAGGTGCCTAATCTTATCGACCAATATCGGCAAAACTATTGGCCGCATGGGGTGCCTAAACACTAATAATGTCCTCAACTATTTCAAGTCTGACTAATCGCGGACTAATAAGTCCACCGACATGGCTGCCTGATAACATCGTCTTCGAGGGTGTGCAAGGAAGCAATGCCTACGGTGTGGCAGTTGACACGTCCGACTTTGATATTATTGGCTTCTGTATTCCGCCGAAAGATTTGATCTTCCCGCATCTTGCAGGCGAGATTGAAGGTTTTGGACGCCAAAAGAAACGCTTTGTCTGCTACCAGAAGCACCATGTTCGCGACCAGCAAGCACAGAATGGAGCCGGGCGTGAATATGATTTCAACGTCTACAACATTGTCCACTATTTTAATCTGGCAATGCAGAATAATCCAAATATGCTAGCCAGCTTGTTTCTACCGGCCGATTGCATTCTTTTCACAACTCGAATCGGTGAGATGATTCGCGACAAGAGGCATATCTTCTTACATAAAGGTGCATGGCACCGTTTCAAAGGCTATGCCTACAGTCAATTGTCTGAAATGGGTAAGAAACCCGACTCTGGTAGCAAGCGGGAAGCCCTGGTGCAAAAGTTCGGTTTCGACGTAAAATTTGCGTATCATCTTGTCCGCTTAATGTTCGAGATAGAACAAATCTTAACTACCGGCGACCTCGATCTGCGAAGAAACGCAGAAGAACTAAAAGCGATTCGTCGTGGTGAGATACCCGAATCAGAGATTCGGAACTTTTTCGCCGATAAAGAAAAGTTTCTCGAAGGTTTGTACGAGAAATCAAATCTGCCTTGGGGACCGCGTGAGGCAGAGATCAAGCAATTGCTCTTGGACTGTTTGGAAGAACATTATGGCAGCCTTGAAGATTGTGTCGTGACCGAAGCTGATCCGTTAAGAGCATTGCGTGAGATTGCGTCCATTGTCGATGACAACCGGCATCTGTTGAGGTAAGGAATGGCGCAGAGATTCAGGATTGGTTTGGGTCGAAACGACGATGAGACTTTCACGTTCGACGTAGTTCTCTACAAGAATCATCGTCAACTTCAACGGTCTTATCGTCATTGTGCCAAGCAGGATCGCGGTGCCGAACCGAAGCGGACACGTATCGGTGCGTTCACCACTGAGTATTACTGGTCAAAGCATTCGCAAGAAATTGGGTCCATTCGATTTTCGACAGAACATCTGACTGAGAAGTTTATTGTCCACGAATCTACACACGCAGCATTGCATCTTGCCAGGTACATGGACAAATATGCCGGTGGATTCAGGAGTAAACGTGCCCGCGAGGAGTTGGTGGCGATAGCCACGGATGTGATCTACATCGAGATTTGTCAGCACGTAAGAAAACGAAAACTGAAGATAGGGCGGTGAAATGATTATGACCGACTACACCAATGAAACATCAGAGCAATTGTTAACTGAATTAGTGCGCCTACGGCAAGAGATTCGATTGTGTCAAAGGCCAGTTGACCAGAAATGCAAGGACGCAGAGGTAATTTATGGCGTTTTGATGCAACGTGGTATCGATCCTGATTCACACTGAAATGACTCGATCTACCCTCATCTATGAAGCGGAATTGTTTGCGCGTGAAGCACATGCGAGGCAGGTTCGTAAATACACGGGGATGCCATATATCGTCCACCCGATGAACGTGGCCAAAATCGTGTCCGAAGTCACCGACGATCCAGTCACAATTGCCGTGGCATGGTTGCACGATACCGTGGAAGACACGAGTGTCACATTCGCCCAAATCGGAACACTGTTTGGCCGGGAAGTCGCTGACTTAGTGGCAGACGTGACGAACATCACGAAGAAGACAGACGGCAACCGCGCGTTTCGTAAGGCATTGGAGCGGACCCATCTGGCGATGGCAGCCCCGAAAGCGAAAACTGTCAAGTTGGCGGACATGTTGGACAACATTCCCAGCACAGTGCAGTACGATCCAGGCTTCGCAGTTACTTACGTGGACGAGAAACGCCGGCTGCTGGGCTACCTACGCGCAGGCAATCGCACGCTTTGGGATCGTGCAGTGCGACTCATCGAACAGAGCACTGAACTTTTGAGGAGGAAGACATGAATTTAACCCGCGAGAAACTACTGGAATTGATTCGACGTTGGAATTATGCGAGTGAGGTAGATCACCGTATCAAAGAATTGAATCAATACGGTAGTGCTGCCAGTGGCTCCCAACAGGTAATCGACGCCGCACTCGACGATGTGCTTGAAATTCTTAACGAAAGGCCAGTGCAATGACTATTTCAAGTCACTCCCGGCGCTTCGCGAGTATAGGGACACCTTCGGAGAGAAGCCGGTCTAATTCCGTCCGGGGTATTTTCCAGCGACCACTTGAATCCTTGACACCTTTGATATCGCCCTGAATGCACAGTTGGCGGATAGTCCAAGCAGACCGACTAAGATAAACGCCGGCTGCGGCTGCATTCAAGTAGACAGCCCTCGGTTTAGGCACATCACTTACATGCGAGAGGATTGTGTCATTTAACTGTTCAACATGTTTAATATGTTGCATCTGTTCAAGAAGAACATTGTTAAAAGTGTCATAAACAGTGTCACGCACAGTGTCACGAATAATTTGTCTTAATAAATCGTCAATAGTTTGTGTAGTCATATTAGCCTCCATGTCATTTATTGTAATCGCTTCCTAAATTCTGTAAAGCTAAATTCTGAGAGCGTTTAAACGCGCTGCATAACATGACAAAAAGAAATCCAAAACAAGACGGCAGTAATTTATTCGATTGTATACCGCAGATCGGCCCCTGTCCAATCGGCTGCAACGCTTGCTTCTACAACCGGCCCGGTGCATTCTATCTCCCAATCGATCAACCCAGCATCCCAACGTCTGAGGAAGTAGGTGATGGAATTGTGCGAATGAATTGCGGCAACGATAGCAATAATCAACGCGATCTTGTAATTGAGACTGCTAAGCAATACAAGCACGCTTTCTTCAACACCAGTATTCCACGTTTTGACTTTCCTGGCCCTGTCGTTTGGACCGCAAATCCTTGTGAGGAGCAATATGTGCGCATCCCGCCTGCATTGCAATGCGAGATTCCCAGCAACTTGATGTTTATTCGTTTGCGAGTATCAAGCACAAATCTTTTTCGCATTAAGTTGGCTGCCGAATGGTTCAACGCAAAACAAGTGCCAGTTGTCTTAACATTCATGGCTTATTATGAGACGGAGCCAATGGTGCCAACTGACGTACTCACCGCTGTCGGTGGACCGTGCTACGAATGGAAAGTACGTCACATCAATTCATATTTCTGTCCTACCCCTGCGTTCATTCGGTATGTCATGAGTCTCTTTAAAGGCAACCGCCTTGTATCATACTGTGGCAGCCTCGAAGGATCATACTGCCGACTGTGTCTAAACTGCGAAACATATTACCACCAGGCAGTTAAACGAATGAAGGGCGAGTAATGCGGCGAATCAATATCTTCGGCGGTCCTGGTGTCGGTAAATCAACACTGGCCGCTCAAATCTTTGGACATTTGCGTCAACAAGGTCAATCAGCCGAATTGGTTCAAGAATGGTTTAAAACTTGGGCCTATGCCGGCCATCAAGCTAAATCATTTGATTACGTCTATGCTTTTGCCAACCAATTACATGCCGAGGACCAATTGCTGCAAGCAGGCGTCAAGATAATTATTTCTGACAGTCCGATGTACTTGCAGTGCATTTATGCGTATCGCCATAAATTGCCGTTTGCAGGTGAACTTTTGCAAATCGCAAAAAGGTTTGAAGCAACCTATCCCTCTATCAATTTTGTTATCGACCGGCCTCAATTTCAAGTCTACGAACAAGCAGGTCGCTATGAAACTCTTGACCAAGCGATAGAAATGGACCGTTTCATTGTGCAATTATTGGATGACTTTTGGGCCATTCCGTTTAAACGTGTTCGACCAGGTGACTTAAATGCAATACTCAAGGAGCTTGTATAAACATGTATAAATATCTTTTGATTCTCTGTTTGGTATTTATTGGCTGCCAAGAGCCAGCGAAACCTAAGTCGCCACAGCCCGATCCACTGCGAACCTTGCAGACAGATATACGACACATTGCGCACGTCCGCCCGAGCGGTAGTGCCGCAAATCAGCAAGTGGCCAATTATCTTGCTCGCGAGTTGCAAAAATCCGGCTTCCAAGTTACACGTCAACCTTTTAATAAAGGTACGAACATTGTCGGTATTCGCCGTGGATCTTCAGCCCGGACTATCATTATTGGCAGCCATTATGATAGCGTGAACTGTCCAGGAGCCGACGATAACGCTTCCGGTTGTGCTGTAAATCTACTTGTTGCTCGGCAGCTTATAAAGCAGAAACTCAATCACACATTGACTATTATCTTCTTTGACGCTGAAGAAATTGGACTTGTTGGATCAAATTACTACGCCAAGTCGATGACAGCAAAATGCGACTTGATGATTAACCTCGACATGGTAGGCAATCTTCATGTCTCAAGTACACCGGACGCCATATTCAACGACCTCTACCGTAAATATCCGTGGGCACGCAACATTTCTTTTAGAACCGGCGACGCTCCAAGCGACCACACACACCGTTCAATGCGAAAGGCATTCCCGTCGTCTGGGTCTTTACTGGCACACATCCTCGTTACCATGAATCAACAGATGTGCCTTCAAGTTTAAACTACAGCGGAATGATTCTAATTTCGCAGTATGTTTGCGACATTGCACGCAGCTTCGATAAACAAATAAATACTACCTTCCTCAACTCTCTTCAGCCTTTAACCAACGAGGTATTCAATGGGCGGAATAGTAACACTGATAATTAGCCTGCTTGCAGGAGCCATTGTCATCACCATGACTTGCGAGGCTCCAGTAGCCATTGTAACTGTCTGTGGTGTAGTGATAGTGGCTGCAATCATCGCCAAAGCCAAAGGTACGATATGAGCGACACGATTTGGACGCCGTTACAAGCCGATATAGTCACCCCGAAATGGTGCGACGGCACAGCTTTTTATTATCCCACTCAATCTAAACCTTTATCGCTAACAGCGTACAATCAAATAGTTCAAATTAGAAATGCAATTGTTCCCAATGCACTCAGGGACGAATGGCTACTGGATAAAGCGCTTACATGTACCGAAATTAAAACATTCAAGGAAGCCATTAACGAGCATCAATTTAATTATCCTTGGACAATCACGCCCGGCAGCGAGAAGTATTTTCACGCCGACGACATCAATGAACTACGTCGTTTGGCGACTTACCCGAATACTTTAAAACAAATTGTTACCAATGAGTCCGCAATCCTTGATGAGTGGTGCATCGAGTATGTAACTAGCGGTATGCAGATATTGGCAGAATGTGCTGGCAGTAGTTCAGAAGGTTGGCAATCATTTGTCGGCACCAAAGTAGCAGATGAAAACACTTCACATCGTTTTTGGATTTGGACTCAATACCCTGAGTATCATGATTGGTTAGGGGCCAGTGTTGGAATCATTGGACTCGACGGACGCATCAAAGCACCGATTGGTGGATCGGCCACCGAAGCAGGCGATTGGCAGTCTGGCCCGCAGTCTGGACAACATGATAACGCCAACTGGTGGCTAATTCAATTGGTCCAAGATATCCATAGTCCACTCAATGAAGTAGCCACAGTAACGAAGCCTCTAAAAGGTTTGATTTTCGGACAAGAAGAACACTATACCACCACCACTGAAATATACTATGAAAATTGTGTCCCGGCTACCGGCGACACGCAGGGCACCGTAGACAAAGTAACTAGATACACATGGTCAAGTAACTGTAACTATTGGGTATCGACGTATGTGCAACATCTAACTCATTGGCACACAAGTTGTGACTGGTACAACAGTCACGTAACTTACACTTCAACAGGCACGTCACCAGCAGAATTTGATCTAATTGAAATCGGTGAAAGTTTCTTTCATACGTGGGAATTCTATATGGATCAACTTTAATATGACTACGCCAACTGTCTTAGATGTAATACACCCGTTTCAAGATATCTCGACGCAACTAGCACATTTAAAGATCGAAAGTGTTGATTTAGGTGATTGGCCTTCCTGTCTCTGGCGACTTTTTGAAATTAAATCAAATCAAACTGTCAATCCTGTCTGCGGGCACAAAAATAAGTATGGCACACTAAATAACTCTCTTTGTCAAAACTGCAGGTCTCGACGGCCATTGATTGGCCCCATTGTAGAGGGGCCAATTATAAAAGGGCCGGGTGACCTCCTACATGACGCTATTACTACCGTCTTCGGTGAAGAAGCCAGAAAAAGTTGCCACTGTAACAAACACATTGCACAGATGAATCGATGGGGTGCCTCTGGTTGCCGGGAACACATTGAAGAAATCGTACAGTGGCTTTATGACGAAGCACTCCGACGTGGCTGGAAAGCAGTGCAACTACCTTTATCCAGAATCTTTATAAAACAATTTATCCTTGACGCAATCGCATAAGTTGTACAGACAACTCTAATTTTAACTGACTCTGTTGATCTAACTTTAGAGTCAGAAATCTTGTCAACAACCGTCAACTGTCTCGAACCCTGCACCCATGTCAGAAGTCACAATCACCGTTGAACGTATTGAGGCCATTAAACCGCATCCAAATGCGGACAAAATGGAAATTGCCGAAGTAGCCGGCACTCAAACCCTTGTTGGCAAAGACCAATTTAAGGTTGGTGATTTAGCAGTCTATTTTCCACCTGACATTTTAATCCCCGGAGAAGTCTCCGAGGCTCTAGGTGTCGCAAAATATCTCAAGACCGCTCTCTATGGCGGCTTGCGTGTGCCTTGTCGCGTGGCGGCTTGCCGACTACGTGGCGTGCCGAGCTATGGCTTTGCTCAACCGTTGACGGTTTTGGGAACTGTTGATCTACGCCAGATTCATGTCGGCAAAGATGTAACTGAAACCTTTCGTGGCCTCAAGTACGAGCCAGTGGTTAAGGTTCAGCGTGGGCACGGTGGCGGCACAGGTGAAGTCTGGGGTGGCTTGGCTCCCGAACCAATTAACTTCCACCGTTACACTGACATTCAGCATTACCGCAAATACAGGCATTTGCTTGCGACAGAGACGCCAGTGCGCATAACCGAAAAAGTACACGGTTGCCTAATGTTCCAGGAACGTATCACAATGGTAGACGGGTCCAAGAAAAAGATTGGACACACGTCCGCATTGGTGATTTTGTTCTTGGGGTTGTGAATGGACAAGTCGTTCCGAGCCAAGTATTAAACGTCTTTAATAACGGTCGCAGCGACCGCTGGCTCAAGGTGACATTCACACGGCGACTTGCGGGTCGGGGCGGCAACAATGTTGGCACAATACATTGCACACCGAATCACTGCTTCTGGACGCCGGATAAAAATGACTACACACCAGCCAGTGAGTTGCGTGTTGGAAATCTCGTCAATTTACTTCGCTCTGACACCGATCTAACCCCAGTCCAGCACGCTATCTTGCCACCGACCGCAACACATTACAAGCCGCTTCTAGTCTCGCAGCGTGTTGTCGCTATTGAAGAATACATTGCTCCACGAGCAAACCGCTATGACATTGAAACCGAAACACATAATTACTTCGCTAATGGTGTTTTGACTCACAATTCTAATTCGCGCGTGGGGCTTCTGAAAGTTGATGGCGAATGGCAATTTGTTGCCGGCTCCCATAAGACTGCCCGCAAGCAGATTGATCCTGAAGGGCGAGAATCCGTGTACTGGTCTCCACTTCAGGATTTTAATGTGTTGCGGATGCTTACCGATATGTGCAATGAAGCCAACGATATTATTCTATTCGGTGAGTTATACGGTCCTGGAGTTCAAGACTTAGACTATGGGATTCCTGCCGGTGACATTGGTTGGCGGATGTTTGATATCACTGCGAATGGAGAATACTTGGACTGGGGTCTCATTGCATTCTTATCCATGCACTACGATGTGCCCACTGTTCCGCTGCTTTATTCAGGTCCATTCAAACGGGAGTTGATCGACGAATTGACTTGTGGCCCGACGACTGTCGTCTCGGGGACCGAGATCAAATCCAAATTCAAAGGTCGTGAAGGGATCGTCATTACACCATTGGTAGAAGAGACATGCAGCATTGGCCGTCTAATTCTAAAGTCTGTCAGCGCGGATTATTTAGACAGGAAGGGAGCAGAAGACAATGGTGACATCTAACACGTGCTTAACATCTGACGATCAATTGTTCACAAAAAATCGAAGCCGTGAAGCTCCATCTTTTGCAAATATCAATCTTCTCGGCCGATGTAATGTAGACTGTTATTTCTGCCTGGGAAAAGATATCCCAGACTTGCTTGCGCCTCATAACCAATTGACAACACACTTTTTGCAGTGGAATAATTGGCTGGATTTCCTGATAACGTGCCAGCAACACAACATTCGTAAGCTGTATGTCACCGGCCAGAACACCGACAGTTTACAGTATCGGTATCTTGCAGAATTGATTAACTATTTGCACAGGTATGGCTTCCAAGTCGGACTGCGAACAAATGGCTACTTGGCATTGAAGCAAATGGCGGCCATAAACCAATGCGACTTATCGGTTGGCTACTCAATTCATACGCTCAAGCCAGATATAAACTTTCAGTTGATGAAACACCGCCGGCTACCAGAATGGCAAACTATTTTGGAAAAGACAAAGCGGCCACGAGTACAAATTGTTGTTACAAGACACAATGCTTCCGAAGTATTTGACATTATTAAATGGCTGTCACAATTTCCACATCTACGTTATGTACAAGTGCGGCGTGTCAGCAGCGACACTCGGCGTGAGGAATTAGCGCCCGACGCATTGGCTTATGATACGTTACTCTCGCAGGTACAGGATTTGTATCCACGAGAAAGTGTTCTATGGGGCACAGCAAGCATTTATCGAATACATGGGCTGCCAGTATGCTTCTGGCAAACAACAGC